GCCTGGGTGGCCTAAGAATTGTGATTATCCTACATGGTGGGGATATTTGCCGTACCGTGATGAGACAGTTGAAAAGCTAGACAGAGAGTACTTTGCGGCTAGACCTAAGTAGGCACTAGAAGATTGTGGGGCGGGAAGCAAGAAGCGATATAACTTGCCTCCCTATTTTGCTGCATTGTATTATGTCTAAAAAACGTTAGATAATCAACACGATTTTACTATATGTCGATACTATAGCTATATGTCGACAATACCTTTCTTGATTTACAAAACGTCTATGATGGATTTAAGGTTCGGCTATTGTGGATTATGTGTTGCTATTTTTAAACGGCATAATTATTTTTTCATCACTGCTAACATGATAGTGTCTGTCAAACCTAGCTTCCAGTCTTTGTAAGGCTCTTTCCAATACCTGAACATCTTTTTGGCAATATTTAAGATGCCTAGATAATTGCGATGTTTTTTGAATCAAAAAAATTATTGGCCCAAACGCACCAAATAATACAAGTAGATTAATTAAAAACCAATCTTGTTGTGTCATTTATTTTAACATTCCATTTTTATGTAAATAAATTACAGCAATTGCATAGCCTATAAATTGGCCAACCATCAATGACAACCCAATGACGCCAGTTAACTCAAATTTAGTTAGTGTCATTTAACATTACCTCGTTTGCTTGTATTGCAGCAAGGTCTAACATTAACTTCATATGTTCTTTGTGATGCAATCTGCACATAGACGTGTATAACTCATTGCCACCTATAACAACTTGGTCGCCATCTTTTATAGCATTACCGCTTTTATCTACACGTAATGTCATAGTAGCTTTGCTTCCACAAAAGCATATGGTTTTAATCTCCTGTAATTTGTCAGCTAACCCTAGCAAATACTGGCTACCTTCGAATACCTCACCTTTAAAGTCTGTGCGTAAACCATAACAAAGCACCGGTATACCTATGTAGTCAACAATGTCTGTTAACTGAAACACCTGTTGTTTAGTTAAGAATTGCGCTTCATCTATATGTATACAGTCAATTAGCCCTGTCTTGATTAACAGCTTTATATAGGTATAAAGGTCGGTATCTTTGTTAAACACAATTGCTTTGCGCATTAATCCTAAACGTGATTTGATGTTGTCTTCACCATTGCCCAAATTAGGCATTAACCATACAGGACTAAGTTTGTTTTCTATGTAATTATGTACAGATTGTAACAAAGCTGTGCTTTTACCTGCATTCATAGCAGCATAATAGAAGTATAATTTAGCCATTTCCGCATAAACCGTTCATGTCAAGATGTTGTCTCCAATACTGTATTTGCGCATGTGCTAGTTGGTTTAATGTGTCGTATACTTCAGTGGCTGGTAATGATGTATAGCCTTCAAAAGCGTACTGGTACTCTAAACCATCTTTAGTATGAAAATGTGTAATACTATGAATTGGTAGCTGCAATGGCCCATGGCTTGAAGCAATAAAAACAATATCACCAACTTTGTGTTTTGGTTGTAAGTGCTCATTATCTACAGTGCTGTTTATAGCGGTTAACAACTCAGTAGCTATTTTATTTAGGGAATCTAATAATTGCTCTTTAGTGTTGTTCATTATTAACCTCACATTTATCAAAATAATCATAAGAAGTGCTTTTAATCATATGTATTACAGAATCAACAGCGTTATCATAAGTTTGTGGCTGAACATAAAGTTTAATGCCTTTAAGAATAAGCAAAATAGCGGTTTTTTCTATTATATCAAATGCTAACTCCGAAGGTTCATCAACGTCTTGTTTTTTAACATTATTGTGTATTTCTTCTAATATTTTGTGAGATAAATCGATAATATATTTTTTATGCTCAACACTATAATCAGTCATTGTTTTTTCCATAGTATAATTTAAACAACAGCAGTATACTAAAAGATACAATCAAATAAAAGGAGTTAATATACTATATGGCTATGTCAGACAAAGAGCGCGCAATACGTCAGAAACTAAAAGATGATTTTACTCATTTTGCTAATAAATGTTTAAAAATACGCAGTAAAGATGGACAAATACAAGCATTAACATTAAACAGGGCACAACTTTATATACATGCAAAGCTTGAAGAACAACGCAATAAGACAGGTAAGGTGCGTGCTGTAATACTTAAAGGCCGTCAACAAGGTTGCAGTACATTAGTGGGCGCAAGATTTTATCATCAAGTAATACACCGTTTTGGCACACAAGCTTTTATATTAACTCATGCTATGGATGCTACACAAAACTTATATAAAATGGCGCAAAGGTATTATGAAAACACTCCAGCCCTGATTAAACCAGAAGTTACAACATCTAATGCTAAAGAACTAATCTTTGGTAAGCTAGATAGCGGTTATAAGCTCGGTACAGCGGAAAACCAAGCCACAGGACGCTCTAGTACCATACAATTGCTACATGGCTCTGAGGTTGCGTTTTGGGCACATGCCAGTGAACATGCAAAAGGAATATTTCAAGCCGTACCTAATTCACCAAACACCGAAATTATATTAGAATCTACAGCTAACGGCGTAGGAAATTTCTTTCATCAAACTTGGCAAAAAGCAGAAGCTGGCGAATCTGAATTTATAGCAATCTTTGTGCCTTGGTTCTGGCAAGAAGAGTACGTTTCTACGCCTGATAACAACTTCACAATGACAAGTGACGAAGAACGTCTTGCCGAACAATATAATCTAACTAAAGAACAAATTGCTTGGCGAAGATACAAAATAACCGAATTTAGCGTTAATGGGATAGATGGTGAGCGTTCATTCATGCAAGAATATCCATGCAATAGCGCAGAAGCGTTTCAGCTTAGCGGTGAAGATACGTTTATTGATACTCAACTGGTTATGGAAGCACGAAAAACACTTTATAACGATTCTTTCGGCCCTTTACTCATCGGGGTTGACCCAGCTCGTTTTGGTGCTGACCGTACAGCTATTATCCGAAGGAAAGGCCGAGTTGCTTTTGGTTTGGAAACACATATTAAAAAAGACACTATGGAAATAACAGGGCTTGTACATAGAATTATTGTTAACGAAAAACCTGCTAAAGTATTTATTGATGTTGGTGGCTTAGGTGCTGGAATTGTTGACCGTTTGAAAGAATTAGGTTACGGTGAAATAATAGTCGGTGTTAATGCAGGTAGTACAGCATTAGACCAGTATAAATATAGGAACAAACGCGCAGAAATGTGGGCGGAACTAAAAAATTGGTTAAATGATAAGCCTTGTAAGATTCCTGATAGTGATGAGCTTCATAGAGAAATTGACGGCATACGATATAGGATAGATAGCAATTCGCGTCTCACCATGGAAAAAAAAGAAGAAATGAAGAAGCGTGGGTTACGTTCATCGGATACAGCAGACTCGCTATGTTTAACGTTTGCACAGCCTGTTAGTGCAATAATAAATAACTCACAAAGCAACCAGATTGCTGGTACAATTTTGCAATCACAGTTATTACAAATACAAGCTAAAGGGATATTTTATGGTACAGGTGAATAAAACGGCACAGGATAACTTGCATCGAATCAAGGAAAACGTAAGCGACTCTTATAAATATTTTGAGGATAACTATAAACGCTATCACGAGTTTCGTAATTATATTTTTAATAAGTCTATTGATGAACGCAAACGTGCGGCATTAAACCAATTACAACGCCCTGCATTAGAATTTAATATTCTTGAGGCTTATATATCTAGGTTGCTAGGAGAATTTGCCAATCAAGAGCCTAGTATTATAGTTTCACCTGCTGAAGGCGTACCAATATCTGCTGATTTGCTACAGATTATTGAAGACCATGTCAGACACATCTATTACACGGCAAACAAAGACAGTTTTAGCTACAGTATTTATAAAGATTGTTTAGGCGGCGGCTTTAGCGTAGGTAAAGTTTATACAGATTACGCAAGCCCTATGAGCTTTCATCAGCAAATATATTTAAATCGTGTATTTGACCCAACGTTATGCGGCTTTGACCCATCGGCACGCACGCCACATAAAGGTGATGGTCAGTATTGTTTTGAGTTATTTCCCATGACACGCAAAGAGTTTGAACGCGAATACTCTGACGCAGACCTCAAAGGCATGACGTTTTTAAGAGATATGGAAGGGTTTAACTGGTCATATTGTAATTTAAATGACGATAAAATTGTGCTTGTATGCGATTACTTTGAAAAACGTAAATACAGAAAACGTATTGTACAGTTGGCTGATGGTCGCACCATGACCATGAAAGATTATGAGAAAATGGCAGAGCATTGGCAAGAGCAAGGTTATATTGAACAGTTGCCAATTGTTGTAGGTAAACCACGCTGGACAACCTTAGAAAAAATAGTGCGCTACAGGTTAATAGAAAACCAAGTTTTAGAATATGAAGAAACAGACTATACCTATCTGCCTTATGTGTTCTTTGATGGTAATTCTGTATTGTTA